TCTTAACCCTAGCCTAATAAAATCAATACCTTATGCCCGATTCCTGTTAATTTCTTCACAGAGAGCCGTATTTCTTTCTAATGTTTTTCGTCAATGAATCCAGATAGTTACAGCCTTGAACTTGTAAGGTATTGATTTTATTGGGAAGTTTGTTTATTGGTGTCTATGTTTCTCCACGTTTAAGGTATTGATTTTATTGAATTACTGCATGAGAAGCCGCACAAGCGACGTTTTGTAGCAAACAGGTATAAAACCATTAGGAAGGTCTTAAACTTGTCTCTGTGGGCTTCTCATGGCTAAAAATGGATAATTGAAGTGCCAGGTAAAGGAATATAAAGCCAGAAATAGGATTCAAGGGCATAGGGAGCAAAAACTCGGTCGCAAAAACTCTCTATCGGCACCATCTCCATACACTCCCCAATCCCAATAAACTTGAACAGAATGTAAACATTCTGTAATCTATCCCTTGACAAGAATCAGATATTCTTGTATCATATTCTCACAGAGGTATATGCACATGAAGCGTGAATTGACCATTCTGGATTTTGAGGCGTTGAATGACCTTCTTGTCCGTGGAAAGACATATTCCCAAATCCACGAGGAACTCGGTATCACGCCAGCCCGTCTCCGTTACCTTCTCTCCCGTGAAGATGTTAAGGCAATGGTCTCCGAGGTTCGTGCCCGTGTCGAGTCCGAGCTCGAGAACATGGGTTCGCTTGTAATGTCCGAGCTCCGTAACGAGTTGAAGCATCCAGACCCACGGATTCGCCAGACAGCGGTTGACAAGTGGTTGAAGGCAATGGGTTACTATAGTCGGGACATTCGGGCCCTATCTGCCACGGCGGAAGACATTGCTCGAATCCTTTTGAACGGTGGCAAGAAGGAAGGGGAATAGATACCGTGTTTCCCCCCGTCTCAAACACTACGGGTAATAGGATAGAGGATGGTGGGTTTCCCCCCGTCCCTAACAGAAATGAAATAAACCGAATGGTGGTTAGGGAGAGAAATTATGATTTGTCCAAAATGTGGTAGGGAAATGGTTAGGGTAAAAACAGGAACAGCCCTGCTTGTTAATCCTCCTATGTATCCAATGAAATGGTGGTGTCAGTGTGGTTATGAGGAAGATGCAGGAACAGAGAGGATTTTATCAGAGGAAGAGATTAGGAAAAATATTCAGGAAAGAGTTCTGAATAAATAAAAATAAAATAGGAGGTAGTTATGAGTAAATGGGACAATTTTGTAGACCGTCTTTTCAAGCATCCGAAAACCACGCTAGCTGGGCTAGCTAGTGCATTGGCGGGTCTTGCAGCCGTATTCGGTTACACACCCGATGCACAGATAGTTAACACTGTGGTTGCAATCCTGGCTGGTCTCATTGGTATCTTTGCGAAAGACAGGTAAGGTATTGTCAATAGCTCGTTTGCCATGCGTAAAAGGAGTACCGTTGTCGTCCTTTGAGGCGACATCAGCCTATGGGTGGAGAGAGGTAAGAACAGGAAGGAGAGGAATGATGCGTAGAGGAAGAGGTAATGGTCGGCGTGATGGTTCTGGTCAAGGAGTCAGGGCAAACCAAAACACAGGCGGCTGTCGAAAGGGTGGGCCAGGGCATGGTCGTGGGTCTGGCAGGTTAGGTTAGTGTACCATGTTCACTCGATTGACTAACCGAGACAAGCTCTTGTTAATCGACCGTTATGGTAACCTTATGACTGTAATCACGATAGCCAAGGACAGGCTCCTATCCGATTGCGGTTCACGAGATGATATTGTTGCAATGCAGGAAGCGGCTCAACGCCTGTACGACTATGTATCAAATCTAATCCAAGAGTTAGATGAAAGGGTGAACGTCTAATGTCATTAAGACCGCTAGTTGAAATAATCCGTCTCCAATCCTATGTGCCTGATGGTACGTTTGGTGTCATTCGAATCAATGGTGAGTTTACCTGCCTGTCCCTTGAGCCACCTTGGCGAAACAATCAAATCAATGTATCCTGTATCCCTGAAGGTCAGTACCTTGCCGAGCGATTTGACTCACCGAAGTTCGGAGAGACGTTTCGTTTCATCGATGTTTCCCCCCGTTCGGATATCGAATTTCACATTGGTAACACGATTAAGGACACGCATGGCTGTCCCCTATTGGGTTCGTACATCGCAACTTTTGATGGGCATAAAGGCATAGCTTGTAGTAAGCGAGCATTCGAGCTCTTTATGGTTATTCTCGGTACAGTAGATGAGATTCTTGTAGACGTGAAGAGGATGTTTTAATGCTGGATTATGGATTGATAGTAGGATTGGTAACCGCATCAACGGTAGCTGGCATCGGTGTGGCTAAATACCTTGGAGGCCGATTTAACAATCAAGGTAACGGTTTCATCACACGGGAAAAGGCAGACAACGTGTATCAGACCAAGGATGTTTGTGATGCACGATTTCAGAATCTTACAGGATGGATGAAGCGTATAGACAGTAAACTCGATGAGTTACTAAGGACGAAGCATGACATCTAAAGAGCTAGCAAAGCTGGGTTTAAATCTATGGGGGCTTTTGCTTTTCCCATTACTATATCCATTTCTTTGCGTTATTGACTTTATTATTGAATCCGTAATGAATTGGTTAACAAGACCAAGATAAAGGAGTAAGTGATATGGCAACCAAAAGGTTAAAACCAAAGGGAAAACGTGGTAGGGCTGCCGTTAAGCGTCTTGGACGTACCTATAAAACTGGTACATTTGAAAAGATAGCAAAAAAGGCTGCTAAAAGGTATGGAAGCAAGGAAGCTGGTAAGCGTGTTGCGGCAGCGGTGTATTGGAAGAAGGTTAAAAAGCGGGCTAAATAAATTAGGGTTAGGAGTCTGCTATATATAGTATTGGAGGGAGTTGAGATAGCCCGCTCTCCCTCCCTAGGAGTAATGAGATGAAGAGATTTAAGCTGGTTTTGGCAGGTGTAATCCTGTTGTTGGTGGCAGGACTAGGTTTTTCAGCACAGAAAACAGTTACTATATCGTGGAACAGAAACACCGAGACGGACATGGCTCAGTACGAGGTGTACCTGAACGATAGCCTGATTGCTACTGTCTCACAGCCTGATTCAGGTGATACTGTCTCCTGGACGGGAACAGTAAACATTAGCGATGGTGATAATGTGGCAAAGGTAATCGCTGTGGATGAGGCAGGCAACAAAAGTCAGCCTGGGCTGTCTAACAGTGTGAACCCTGCACCAGCACAGCCTACAGGATGTACATTGGGGGTGGAGTGATGGCTAGAGTAGTCCTGATAGACGAGGCTACAGCTACCGCAAAGCAGGAAGTCGGTGATATAGTTTCTATCTATGATGATGGAGCTAATTTGTCTGGGCTTGGGTATAAGGGATTCAAAATACTCGATATTCCTGGTATTACTGTCGATGAGTTGAAAGAGGCTCTTGCACAGAAGAAACCAGCAAGGGCTATAGCCTATTATGCTTCTACAGGTGGAAAGTGGACTTTTGATAGACCACAGGAAAAGATGGTCTGGAAAAACCCCTCTTCTGGAAAGTGGTGTTTTTTGGAAGAAGAGCCTAAGCATGAGGTTACTTTCAAGAACTTGACGGACTCTGACATTGAAGCACTCTCCTCAAAGGAAGTGTTTGTGAGTGAGAAACAGGCGATTCTAGACAAGGTAGTAGACAAGATATCCTTGCAAGAGGAAAATCTGGTAGAGGTTGAAGATTTGAATACAGCTACGGAGATAAAGTCATAGGAGATTTAGATGCCTAGTACTGTATGGTACAGTTGCAGTCCTTTTGGGACAGGAGACATTAAGACAGGCTCTCCTACTATAACCATTAGTGGTGGGGTAGCCACCCTCTCGGTTGCACAGGCGAGTAACATAGGCTGTGGGGACTGCATAGAGTATGCTTCCACGGCTGTCTACATAGCTCCTAACAGGCTAGGCTTTGATTCAGGTGGAACAACCGAGATAAAGGTTGGCGACAAGATTCAGGGAGCTACTAGCGGAGCTACAGGAATTATCCGAGCAGTTGAGCTGACAAGCGGTAGCTGGTCAGGTGGGGATGCCGCTGGATATTTCTATTTTGAGCAGATTACAGGTACGTGGCAGGATAACGAGACCATAAACAGGATACGCCCGTCTAGTGCTTCAAACGTAGCCACTGTTAACGGGACGCTTCAAGGTAATATTGGTAATGGTAATACACAGTTCGTGGTAAAGACAGCTACAGGAGGAACACCCTCTAATCAGTCTAGTACTAGTGTTACTAGCATTCACCATGAATATGCTAGTTTGAAAGATTTAGAGGCTGGCTTTACTGATGCAAATCACTTGAATAGTACTGACCTAACTTCATCTGGTGCTAATGTAATAGTTCACGCTTGCTGTTACTATGACCATAGTGATTACACTGGAGATACGCAAAATTATACTACAATATCCTTTGGTACAACTGATGAATCACATTATTTCTTTGTTTTCACTCCAATAGGAGGAAGCGAAAGCATAAACAAGCAGAGACATAGCGGGAAGTGGGATGGGAACAAGTATTACACGGCTGTTACAGAGGGAAATTGTTTACATAATTCACAAGATTATACTCGTATTGAGGGGCTCCAATTAGATGGTAGTGCTGGAGGCTATAATGGGTTAGGCAGCGGATATATAACTTATTTTGGATATAGCATAGTTAAAGGATGTAGTTCTCAGGCTATTTATGCTAGCAACATTAGTGCTGCTCTTTATAGCTATTCTAATATGCTATATTCTTGTGCTGAAGCATTTGATAATGAAGACTCTACTTGTAGTATACATTATATGTACAATTGTACTGCCGCTGACATGAGTACAGATGGCTTTATCCGTTGTGTCGCTAAAAATTGCCTTGCATATGATACCACTGGAAGCGGTTTTGCTTCTCTTGCTTCAGGTTCAGACTATAATGCTTCAAGCGATGGTACAGGTGATGATTGGGGGACACATGGCAGGGCAAATCAAACATTCTCTTTTGTGGATGAGGCTAATGATGACTACCACCTTGCTTCCAATGATACGGGAGCTAAGGACTATGGTACTGACCTTTCCACAGACTCATATCTCCCCATTTGGCGGGATATAGATGGAGAGGATAGGGTTGGTGGAACATGGGATATAGGAGCGGATGAGTATGTTACCACTGGTGGAGGCGGAGCAATTATAAATCAATTCCAGAAGAGTAATTTAGGTGCAGATTTATTTAACGGGAGTTTATTATGAAGCAGTATGCAAACTTAGGGGATACAGTATATTTCTGGTTCGCTGCAAATGACACATCTGGTTCAGGTGGCGACGGGTCTAATCCTTCCTGTGTTGTAAGATTAGCAGGAGCGACGTCAAGTGCAGCCCCTGTATACAGTCCTACACCAGTTCTTTTATCTCATGCTGACTATCCAGCAGGCTGTTACGAGGTGGCCATACCAGCTACGTCGGGCAACGGGTTTGCAGCCAATAACACATACGCAGTCTTTTGTACTCTTGCTATTGACTCACAGAATCCTACTGGGTTTGTAGGCAGCTTTGACCTGAAGTCTGTCAAGGCAGATGTAGTGTCTATTTCAGGCGATACTACAGCAGCGGATAACTTGGAATCACAGTATGATGGAACAGGGCTTAATGGTGATAATTATCCAGCTAATCAGAAACAGGTTGGTCTCATCTCCAGTGGTGCAGCGGCCATAGCTACCACAGCTGAATCTGCTACTATTACAACGGGGACAGAGACAGGAACATATGCTAATACAAGGGAAGCCGATGGGACTTTCCATATAGTAGAGCCTAGTGGTGGAGTTACTGATTTCTACTATCAGTTTGACATAGGTTCAAATGCTCTTCCTGTTGGAATAGATTGGATGGGATATGGCAACGGACAGGGAGACGAATATGAAACATATGCATGGAACTGGACTAGCTCATCCTGGGAACAGATTGGTACATGCGAAGGTATCAATGGAACGTCCATAAGGGTATTTTCCAGGGTGCTTACAGTTGCTCATGTAGGTACTTCTGGAGGTGATGTTGGAAAGGTTCGTTTCAGGATATACAGCACTACAGGCTCCAAGGTAGCTACAGACAGGATTCTTTGTACCTATTCGATTGTTGCTCCTACAACGAGTGAGATAAACGCCGAGGTTGTTGATGTTCTAAAGGTGGATACAGTGTCTGAAATGTCTCAAGGTGCTCCTCCAGCAACGCCTACTATGGAGCAGATACTCAATTACCTTTATAGGAAGTTCCGTAACAAGACTGAAACAACTTCCACGGAAGATGCTGTATACGATAACGCTGGTACTACCAAGCTATTCAAAGCGACCATTTCTGACAATGGAACGACCTTTACGAAGGGAGAGTATGAAAGTGGAGAATAATGGATGGCTATAGATAACACAAACAAGAGAAGGTCAGCACAGAACCTGCCTTGGTTCATTGTATATCCAGACCCTGATGGGACTGTTTCCGCAGCAGATAGGGAGCTGGTCGCAGGGTATTATTGTGGCATTCCAGCTGCTGGGGCAACAATAATAACGATAGAAAAAATGCTTCTTTCCCTAACTGGTAAAGACGTAAATACGAAAGAGGATGTTATCGAGACGGTATCTGCTTCAGCCTTGATATGGGCAGGGCAGGATTTATCCACGAAGATTGATGTTACTGAAGAGATTGGAGCAGTACCGCTTGCGTTTACGGGTGGAGATGTTTCCCCCCGTGTCGATGCTACGGAAACCATTAGCAAGGCAGGTTTGACCTTCACAGGACAGAATATCACATTGGTATCTAGTATCCTTGTGCAAGTTGGAAAGGCAATTCTTAATTTCACAGGTAAAAGCATAACTCTTGTAACCGACACTATTGTTCATATTTCGAAGGCTACAATTATCACAATGTGGAAAGGAATTGACTTTACGGGTGTAGGTGTGGTAACATTCTTTAAGAAGATATTTACCAATATCTTTGTAGATATTGATAAAGATATTCACAGATAAGGAGGAAAAGATGTGGCCTTTTAGTAAGAAAAGTAATGAAACCACGATAAAGTTTACAGGGAAGCCTGTGCATATAAATCCTGATCCTAGGTCTAGAGAGGCCATGGATAGAAATATTGCAAGGATAAATGTATGCAGGAAGAAGCTGAAGGAATTACAGAAGGGTACTCCTGAATATCAATCCTTCAAGAAGGAATTGGTAAAGCGACTTCTAATACAGAAAATGTGGGAGGCTGAATAATGGCTTGGGTACCGTATGATAGTTTTCTGAAAAAGTTAAACACATTGGATGATTCGATTGATTGGGACGATAATAGTAGCACTACTGTAAAGATAGCCCTTGTAACATCCTCATACACGCCTGACAGAGCTAATCATGATTTCTGGGATGATATTTCGGCAAACGAGGTATCAGGGACTAATTATACAGCGGGGGGAAACGAGATTGCTAACAAGGCCGTTACAGTATCAAGCAATACCGTAAAGGTAGATGCAAATGACCCTGCAACCTGGTCGCAAAGTGCTTCTGGATTTAACAACGCTCGATATGCCATCTTGTACAAGGATACTGGAACAGCAAGCACCTCCCCCCTAGTTGCTTATGCCGATTTTGGTAGTGATAAAGGAAATGTCGATGGGGACTTTACGATTCAATTGGATACTGGTGGAATATATACTTTAGGGAGTTAAGGATGACTATTGCGTATGTGGAAGCAGAGTTATCGAGTTCTAATTCATGGACTGACCCGATATCCGTGGCTGGTTGGTTCAGCTTGTCCATTTCTGGGACGTGGTCGGGGACGATAACCGTTCAAAGACGGAATCGAGACCCCGATGTCAGTGATTGGAAGGATGTAGAGTCATTTACTTCCACGGTTGAAAAGCGTGGCTACGAGCCAGAGCTTAATGTTCAGTACCGTGCGGGTTTTGCCACAGGGGCTTACAGTTCTGGAACAGCCGTGATAAGGATTTCACAATAATGAGACCACAGGATAGAGTAATTGAGGGAATGTTTAGGATTGCCAATAAGCAGGCAATCACGGTGGACTTTAAACTGAATCCAGTTCAGAGGCGTTTTAGCAGTGAAATGACTTCGCGGGACATAATTCTCAAGGCTAGGCGTGAAGGGTTCAGTTCGTACATTCGGGCCCTTTTCCTCGTGGCCTGTCTTACAGAGCCGAATACACGGGCAGTTATTCTATCCCAGGATACAGAGGCGACCCAGAAGCATCTTGCCGAGGTAAAGTATTACATTAAGCATCTTAAGGGTCCGCAACCGATTATAGGTTATGATAGCAAGAATTTCCTGTCCTTTCCAAAGACTGACAGCTCTTATTACATTGGTACTGCTGGAGACAAGGACTTTGGTAGAGGGGACACTATAACGCATCTATTACTCTCCGAGGCAGCTTTTTATCCAGACCTCAAGGCCTTGATAGGTTCGGTTATGCAGGCAGCTTCGTTTGCAAAACACATTGTCATTGAGTCAACGGCTAACGGATTTAATCACTTCCAGAAAATGTGTGAACGGGCAAGGCATGGCGATGGTACCTTTAAGCTACACTTTTATGCCTGGTTCGAGGATGGGGATAATTTCCTATCCATTATGAAGGGTGAAAAACTTTTCCTGAATGAAGAGGACAAGGAAAGGATGCGGACTTATAAACTGACACGTGAACAGATGAAATGGTACATTGCCAAACGGGAAGAGTTCATGGAGGGTCCCGATGATGTTGAGGGACGGAATATGTTTTTGCAGGAATATCCGTCTTCGATTGAAGAAGCCTTTATTGCTAGTGGAGCAAAGTTCTTTAGACAAGTCCCGTTTGTCGCCATGAAACCGAAAGAGGAAGAGGGGAATCTCATTGTCTATGTTTCCCCCCGTCCTGAGCATCGTTATACAATTGGGATTGACTATAGTGGTGGCTTGGGTCTTGACCCAACTGTTATCCAAGTCCTTGATACGAATACATTTGAACAGGTTGCCATATATCGGGATGCTTGGACTACGCCTGATAGGGCTAGCGAGATAGCAGCTGAATTGGGACGCAAGTATAACAATGCATTTATCATTCCAGAGCTTAATAATCATGGTCAGCTCGGTGTGGATGTTTTGAAAAGGATTTATCCTGTAGGCTTGATTTATCGAAGGCAGGTACCGAATAGAAAGGAATTGGAGAAGCGGAACAAAACTTTAGGTTTTGTAACTACGGAGACTGGAAAGACATATTTATGCAATACATTGAAATTATACTTACGAAGGGGATTGGTAATTCATAACTCACAAACGGAGCACGAATTGTTAACCTTTGAGTCTGACGGGGGGAAACTTGGTGCTCCTACTGGAGAATTTGACGACTGTGTAATTGCTTTGGGCTTGGCGGCTATTGGAATGAAACAGTTAATTGCTCATGAAGAGGATATGAATGAGGATGATGAAGCCTTTGAACTAATTGATGTTGAAAAACCTATTTATCCCTTTGATAATATTGATGATTTGTCCGACATAATAGACGGGAATAGAAGGGGACGGTATCTTCTTCGCAGCTTTTACGGAGATAGCTATGCTAGGAAACTGTTACGGAGTATGATGTAATGGGAAGAAGAAAGACACGGCATAATATAGAAGAATGGAAGACACGTCTTGAAAGGGCAAAGAACTTTCGAGAGACAAAGATTGAACAAACCTGGAGGATGGCACTTTCCCAGTACAAGGGAGAGAGTGAGGATGACTTCCTTGAGGCAGAGAATATTCATGTTAATCTTGCCTTCCCGACAATAAAGGTCCTTCTCCGAGCCTCTTGTTCAGAAAATCCCTATATTTACATTACTGGAACACGGCCTTGGTTCGAGGAAAGTGCTAGGGTTCTTCAATTCCTTGAGAATAGGCTTTGGAGAATGCAGGAAAGGAAGGCAATTGTTCGTCTCATTGTTCTAGATGCCCTTTTACTTAGCGTTGGTTATGGCATGTCTCATGTCATGCCGAATCCTGGAACTGGCTTGCCTGATGTCTATCTGACAAGGGTCAGTCCATATGACTTGTGGATAGAGCCTGGAGCGGTAAATGTTGAGGATGCCTACTATGTCTTTAGACGGGTTGTCTTAAGCCGTGAAGAGGCAAAGAAGAGATGGCCAAAGGCCAATCTACCTTCAGCAAAAATAAAGTCCTTGGAAAGTGGATTGGAGATGCAATCCGATTCAGACCAATTGGAGAATGTACACGATGACACATTGGGGCGTGTTGAGGTCTATGAGGTACATGACCAGTTGCATCATGAAATATCCGTGATAAGCCCCGATTATGATTCTTTTCTTGACCCTCCGCGACAATCACCGTATCCATTGAAGAGTCTATTTACGCAGCTTGTTTTCAATGAAATTGTCGATGAGCATTATGGCATTGCCGATCTTGAGCCTGTAATGGAACAGCAAAGAGAGCTTGATAGGTTGCGGACATTGATGCTTGTCCACACAAAGAGGTTCAATCGTAAATACAAGTTGCAGAAGCATTCTGCTGACAAGGAAGCCCTTGATGCCCTCGAGAGTGGTGAGGATGGCGTCATTGTCCAGATGAATGACATTGATGGTTTGCAGCCTATTACCGATGCACCATTGTCTTCAGATGTGTATAATTATCAGGCACTTATCAGGAATGACCATAGGGAAATTACTGGAATCAATGAGTACTTGCAAGCTGGTCAAGTTGGTGGGACGAAGACGGCCTATGAAGCTGAACAGATTATGGCAGGTGCTAGGTTACGGCTTGGTGAAAAGGTTGACTTAGTTGGGGATTTCGCTGAGCGTGTTGCGTTTAAGGATATAGAGATAATGAAGAAGCTATATCCTAGTCCACAGGTTGCTCAATTCTATGGACCAGATGGCGAGGTACAGTGGCGAATTGTTCAGAAGGAAGAGTTACAAGGTGAGCATTTCGTTGAGGTGCATTCAGGAAGTATGCGACCGAGAGACGAGTCTGCTAACTTCCAGAGAGCTATACTGCTTTACCAGACATTTGCGAATGACCCAGCTGTTAATCACGAGGCCCTTTTAAATACAGTAATGGGCTTGATGAATGTTAGGGACAAAAATGCTTTGCTATCCCAAGCCCCCGTTTCCCCCCGTTTGCTAGGAGTTGGACAAGGTGTGAATCCAAGGTCGCAAGAGCTACCAAATCCAAATGCAGTAATGCAGGCAGTAGGTAGAGGAGGCTTGTTCAGGTAATGCGTAAGACAGGGGTATATGCATTCAGAAATGGTAAATTGGTTAAGATATCGGATAGGATTCCCAGCCTAAAGGGTATGTTTGATGTTGTTTTCAATGGACCGTATTATGACCCTACGCTAGGCTGGATAGAAACAAAAAGGGAAAAGTATGAAAAAATGCAAGAAAGGGGGTTGATGCAGTACGATCCACAGAGTATAAATAAGAGACCAAAACCGACGGTAACTCCTGAAAAGGTAGTGGAAACTGTCCTTAAAAAGAAGGGTATCAGTCGGTTAAAAAATTGGAAAGGAGTTAAGGTATAATGGAAGAGAACACAATGGTAACACCTGGGAACAATGTATCGGTTACGGATGGAAACCCTGAACCAGGGCAGGGGTCAACTTCTCCAGACACTGGGACGAATACAGAGCCTCAAGGGGGTATTTTTACTCCAGAACAACAGGAGAAGGTAAACCAAATCGTTTCCAAGAGGGTTAACGAGGTAAAGGCGGAGTACAGTGAAGCGGAGCGAAAAGCCAAGATTCTAGATTCCATGTTGCAAGACCCAAAGTTTCAACAGTGGCTAGAATCGCAAGCTGGCGGAGCAGATTCTTCTCTTACGGGGGGAAACGAAGGTACTGGAAACCAGGTTCTGCAAGAACTCCAATCCGCTGAAACGATTGAGGATTTAGTAAAGACCTTACCACGGGCAATACAAGAGATGGTAAAAGAGTCTATTCGACCTGTCCTAGATGAGGTAAAGACTACCAAAGCTACTACTCATCTTACAGGTATACAGGTTGAATTGCAGAAGATGGCCAATACATTGGATGCTAGTGGTAAGCCGATGTATCCATATCTTTACGACCCAACGTTTCAGCAGGAAGTGATGAGCATTATCCAGAATGGTCGGGCATTCCAATTGCCTGATGCTTATCACTTGGCGGTATTGGACAGACAGAAGACAGGAAAGGCTGTACCAGAATCAGCTTTCCTTTTGCAAAGCCATTTCGGTACTGGAATGACAGGAAGAGAAGAGAAGGGTCCTGATTTTAGTGATGTTCCGAAGAACGCCACACCTGAACAAATCTTGGAATATGTTACAAATAAATTAGGATATAAGTAGGGGGAAATAAAGTGTCAAATACGTCTGAAACTAGAACTTTTGATGAAATTGTCTCTACGAGTCTAGACCTTTACATGAAGACTCTAACGGACAATATTTTCAAAGAAACTCCTGCTATGTTTGAACTCAAGCGAAAAGGATGCTATCAGGCTGCTAGTGGTGGTATACAGATTATTGAACCGCTGATGTATGGCACTAATTCCACTGTGAAGTCTTACGAGCGGTATGAGACTCTTGACTTGACTCCGCAGGAAGGAATCACAGCGGCTCTGTATCCTTGGGCACAGGTGGGAGGTTCTGTTATAATTGACGGCCTCTCTGAGTTTCAGAATGCAGGAAGGGGACAGTTAATTAACCTTGTTGGGAGCAAGCTACGTCAATTGGAGATGTCTTTCCAAGAGAAGTTTGCTGGCTTCATTTTTGCTGCTGGGAAGTACAATGCTTCGCAGACATCCAAAGACCCCGCTGGACTATTAGCTCTGGTGTCCGAGACTCCTGACAGTTACGATGTCGGAGCTATTGATACTTCGGCTAATACTTGGTGGAGGAACAAGGCAAAGGGTAATGGAGGTTCAACCTTTACATGGTTCGATTCCTCAAGTGCTGCTGCTACAGGTCCTGTTGCAATGGCACAGCTCTTTAATTACTGTTCCAAGGGAACTGGAGGTACCCCAGACATAATTCTTGTGAGTGAGAAGCTCTTTGAAAGCTATGAGTCTTATCTCGCTGTCAAGAAGGCTCTGGATGTACCAATGGATCAGGAAGCGGCTGCTTATGGTTTCCAGAACCTGAAATTCCGTGGTGCGACTATGTACTGGGATGAGCAATATGCATCTGCAAATGTATCTGACCCGGCTAGTACATGCGGTGCAATAATGCTTAACAGTAGGTTCTTACGGTTGCGTTATGCATCCAACAAGAACTTTGTCAGAACACCGTGGATAACACCACAGAATCAGGATGCAAGGAGTTGCTTGATTTTGTGGTATGGAAACATGACAGTCAGTAATCGCCGTAAACATGGTGTCTTTGTAGACAGCAACATTACGGATATTTCGTAGGGGAGGTGAATTGTGCTTACTACAGTATTAACGAAAGGACCTGAAAAGGTTTTCATCGTTGTTGTGAATGATGAAGGTGCGACACTTCCCATTGGGACTCCTTTGGAATGGAAATGCGATGGAACCAGAGATGGAATTGATGTTCAAGCTGTGCAGACAGCAGCAAAGAAATCTCTCGTTGTAGGCTTGGCGGCTGAAAGCATACCTGATGGTACTTATGGTCTTTGCCAGGTATACGGCGTGATGGACAATGCCCGCATCTATGCACACGGAACGGCAACCAATTCCAATGTGGCTATTGGTGATATCTTTGTTGCATCTACTGCACAGAGTGCCTTGACTGCTGTTGATGCAGGAAGTGTTATTTCCAAGGAACCACCAATGTTCGTTGCTATGGAGACTGTCGCTTCTGCAAGTGTTTCTACCATATCAACAACGGCAAAGGTGTTTGTAAGGTGTATGTAAAATGGAGCGTGATACCTATCTAAAGTGTGCATCTTGTGGAGCAGCAATGCTTCTAGAAGAAGTACATAAATTGGGTGGGTGTCCAAAATGTGGAGCTAGGCGTGTCATCCTTCCTTGTGAAGGGTGGCGGCCTAGCCTCTTTAAAAGGATACTTATATGGCTACGAGTAAAAGGCTTAAAATAGCCGTTGGTTCTGTAATGCTTTCCAATGTGCATCCTCATGTTGCCAGCTCCTTGGCAGCAATGCTTTATTACTATGGGAAGAAACGGCCACGGGATTCCCTGGTGCTTATTACCCCACAAAGACTTGAAATTGCTAGTGCAAGGAATATTGCAATTGACGCAGCTATTAAGTCTGGGTGTGATTATTTCTTTTGGTTGGATGATGATACGGTCTGCGAGAGCGATACCCTTGTAAGGCTGGTGAAGCGATTGGAAAAGCATCAGGATATTCACATGATTTCGCCAAAGTACTATGTCCGAGGGTATCCATATTCATTGATGGCTTTTAACGGGGAAGGGAATGAATGGACATTGGGTTTGGACGAGTCCTCTGTTTCCCCCCGTGATGGACTTTACAGGTGTAAGGCAATTGGGAATGGCTGTACATTGACCCGTATGAACGTCTTTACTTCAATGTCGATTTCTTTTCGCGAAAAGGAATGGTATCGAACAGGTAAGTATCATACAGAAGATGTGTACTTTTGTGCAAAGGCTATGTCTGTAATTCCTGACTTTAAGTGTGCAATTGACTTGACCTTTTCTGCTAGACACATGCTTGATGTAGGTTGGGTAGATGCTGATAATGTTGAGTATAATCGCTTGAAATACAAGCTTGTTACTGGAATTATTGAGGACCCGAAGAGACTGGATGAAGTTAAGGCCTTGGTAGATTCCTGGAATCTTAACATCAGGGAAGGTAACATAGACCTTATTTCCTTGGATGGGAGCTTGGGAAAGATATGAAGAAACCAAGACTTTTAAATATTGGGTCAGGTGTTAAGGAGTTTACGCCAAAGAGTATAACAGATGCTTTTACAGTAGTCCGCTTGGATATCGATGAAGATGTTAAACCCGATGTTGTTGCTACTGCTACAGAGATTCCTTTTGATAATGAGAGCTTCGAAGCTGTATACGCTTCCCATGTACTTGAACATATTGACTTGCGCGTGTATCCTAATGTTTTGCATACATGGTATCGAGTATTGAAGCCTGGTGGGCAAATGTATATCCTTGTGCCTAACCTTTCACTCGTTGCAGAGAAGATTTTGGAGAATGACCATAGGGAAATTACTGGAATCAATGAGTACTTGCAAGCTGGTCAAGTTGGTGGGACGAAGACGGCCTATGAAGCTGAACAGATTATGGC